GGGCGAGAGAAGGACCTGACGGTGTTTTGGGTATGGGAGCTGGTGGGTGATGTGCTTGTGACTCGCAAGGTTATGCGGCTGCAAAAGGTGGCTTACAACGTGCAGCTTAAGGTGGCGGGCGATCTGCTGAGGAATCAAAACATCCTGCGGGTCTGCGGTGATGCGACGGGGATCGGCGATATGCTGATCGAGACGCTGCAGATGCAGTGGGGCGCGAACCGTGTCGAAAAAGTGAAGTTCACCGCCGCCATCAAAGAGCACTTAGCGTCGCTGATGCTGAGCGGATTCCAGGACAGGAAGTTGCGGGTGCCGGACGATGTCAAGGTCCGGGACAGCTTTCATTCGGTGCGCAAGACGGTGACCGCCGCCGGTAATATCCGTTATGACGCGGCGAGAACTAATGAGGGACATGCCGACGATTTCTGGGCGGCGAGTCTGGGCAAAGAAGCCGCAAACCAACCGGTCGTTAAACCTGAAATTATTTATATCTCGGCTTAATTCATGGATGAAGTAGATGTGAAAAGTCAAAAGGACCTGGCGGTTCCGCTGAGCCAGTACGATTATGAATGGGACCATGGTTTGGATATCACCGGCCATACGCCCGAGCGGCCTCAAAAGCCGTTTAGCCAGGTGGAGTGGGTCTATATCTGCGTCAACAGGATCCTCGATACGTGCAGCGGGATCCAGATGGTGATCTCAACTCCCGACGATCATGTCGTCGAGTCGGGTCCGGTGTATGATTTTTTGTTTCGCAACCCCGAGATGCCCCTGGATGACTTTTTAACGCAGACTTTGGGATATTTAGCTTTGTTCAAAGAGGTGTACTGGGTTGTTCTCGGCCAGGAGGGCATTCGCCCGACGAAGATATTTGTTGCCGGGCCGGATCAGCTCAAGCCGGTGATCCGTCGAGGCGTGCTCACAGGCTATAATCTGCGAGTGGCAGGCGGGGAACGGGTCCCGCTGTATATCGAAGACGTGCATCCCTTATTGGGCTTTAATCCGGACAGTCCGTATAAGGGCGTAGGGCCGCTGGCGGCGGGAAAGCTCTCTATATCGTCATCTTACCAGGCGACCCTATTTAACGAGGCATCCTTAGCCAACGGAGCAAGGATATCGACGCTCTTAAGTTATCCGGCGGGGACCAGGCTTGAGGACGATGAAAAGCGATTCTTGATCGCTCAATTCGAGGCCCGACACAAAGGCGCCCGCAATGCGGGAAAGACTTTTTTGGCGACTGGAGGTGTTGACGTAAAGACGTTGAGCCAGTCGATGGCCGACCTGCAGATGATAGAGCTGCGGACATTCGACGCCGCCACGATCTGCGCTCTGTTCGGTGTGCCGGGCGAGATCGTCGGGTTAAATGCCGAAGCGCAATACGCACACGGCCCGGCCTCTCAAAGGTTCATTACTAATACGATTGCACCGATGCTGGCTTTTGTCGGTCGACATCTCACAACGGGCATTTTGGGGCGGTTCAAGTTTAAGAGCCATAAGAGCAAGAGTGTGCCGTACAGCAGGGCGAAAGTATTTTCTTTGTGGTTTGCCGTCGACGATCATCCGGCGGTCCAGGAGATGCTCAGGGACCGGGCTGAGAAAATGATCAAGTACGTCGAGAAGGGTGTGCCGTTAAACCAGGTTATCGACGCCGGCGATCTGCCGTTTGAGCATGTCGACTGGGGCGATGACTGGTGGATTTCGCTTAGCCTGGTGCCGGCGGCGTGGCAACTGCAGGCGGGTCCGGAATCGATCATCGATGAGCCGCTGCCGGAAGGTGGCGACGAGGAAACCGAAGAAGAAACCGAAGCCGGCAAGGCCCTCGACGATCCCGACCGCCAGAAGGCTACTGAACAACAGAAGCGTCGGATATGGACCGGGTACAAGGATTCATGGCGGGGGATCGAGCTGGAGTTTAAGGGTGCAGTTCGCAAAAACTTCGTCCGCCAGGAGCGGGAATTGATAGAGAAGCTCACAAAGATGTTGGACGCCAAGCGGATTAGTATTAAGGACAGCGCCGATGTCGTCGCACGCGTGATCTTCGATCTGAAAAAGGAAAAGGGCAAGCTGAGGGTGATCAATAAAGTGTTCTTTGGGAAGGCATCCCGATTAGGCGTAGCGCAATCGCTTAACGAATTAGAGGGTTTGACGGGCCAGGAGCTTGTCGCCGCCGTCAAGCCGGTCGAGAGGTCGGCGGTGATCCGGCGGGCGCTGCAGACTTCGAGCCAGAAGATCGGCAAGGTTGCCGATACCGTGCAGCGCAAGGTAAGTTCGGAACTTGCCGCCGGTTTGGAAAAAGGAGAAGGGCTCCAGGGACTGGCCAAACGAGTGAGGGGGGCGATGAAGACGTCGCGGGCCAGGGCACAGTCGATTGCCAGGACTCAGGTATCGGGCGCCGTATCGACCGGGCGACATGCCGGGATGAAGGCGGCGGGGGTGGAACTCAAGGGCTGGCTGAGCAGCCGCGACAATAACGTCCGAACGGCGCACAGACAGGCCGAGGCCGATTATGGCGCCGGGATTGCACTGAATCAGCCGTTTATGGTCGGAGGGGATGCGCTCATGTACCCGGGCGATCCGAACGGCTCGGCGGCGATGATCATCAACTGCCGATGCCTGCAGATCGCGATCAGGGCCAGGGGCAAAAACTTCTCGTTAGCTCATTACGAGCGGGTCAAATTTATCTCGCACCATGACTGCGAGTCGATGTTTAAGGAGACTGAATAATGGTGTATGACGTAAAGGAAATGCGTCACGTTCACGCGTTCATCGTTAACGAAAAGGATGCGATCAACGAGGATGATCACAGCATCAACTTTATTGTCTCGACCGACGTTGTGGATCGCGACAAAGAAGTGGTCATGGCCGATGCCGTGCACGAAGCGATCCACCGCAAGGATGAGTTCCACGCAAATCCCATCTGTCTGCCGTGCCATAAGCACCGGCTCGACAGCGGCATGCCGCCATGCGTTGGGCACTGGGACGTCGACACGGCAAAGCTGCTGAAGCATCGCGTAGAGATGCGGCTTCTCTATGATATGAAAAATGAAATCGGCAGTGCCTACTGGAACGCCTACCAGGGCCGCCACATGCGGGCTGTCTCTATCGGGTTCCGGATACAGGATGGACACGAGGAGGTCAAGGACGGCAAACGCATTTATATCATCACGAAGATCGAGCTTTACGAGGTGTCGTGTGTTGGAGTTGGGGCCAACCGGCAAGCCCTTGCTAAGCTCAAGGCCCTGGGCGGCTGGCATGAGGGCGGCCTGGGCGAGTGGATTGGCAATACCGGCAAGGATAACATTTCGGGAAACGTCAAGGAGTATTTTGACGAGCATTTCGCACAATTAAAAGACTATTTAACCGAACAAGTCGACGAACTTAAAGACTTAATGATCACCGATCCCGACGGACTGGCGGATGGCTTGATACTCGGCGAGCAATCCGAACCGTCCGGTCGCGGCGATGATAAGGCCGAGGCGTTAGTGGAACGAATGGAATCTTTGTTAAAAAATATAGGAGGCTAACATGCCAAAACCAACGATAGAAGAACTGGAAGCACGGTTCGCCAAGACTGCCGACGGGATCGAGCTGGCGGTCAAGGACCTGCAGGAAAAAAAGGCAGGCACGCAGGAAGTGCTGGATCTGATCGACGAAAAAACCGCCGCCGACAAGGAGCTGCTGACCAAGGCGCAGGCCGACGTCGAGGAACTCAACAGCGGGATCGGCGAGGTTAATGAGGCGATCAAGCAGATACAGTCCAAGCTCGGCCGCATTCGCCAGATGAGCGCATCGGACCTGGCGGTCAACGGGCGGTACAAGGGACTGTTTGCATCGCCGCAAGAGGCCAAGGCCTTTGCGCTGCTGGTCATGGCTGCAACTACGGCCGGCGACCAGAAATTCGCCAGCGTTCACGATTCAGCGAAAAAGTCGCTCGATGAGATGGGGATCGACCCGTATCTGGTCGACGAGGCCGGGCGTAAGACGATGACCGGCGGATCGGTAACCGGCGGCGGGTCGCTGGTCACCAGCGAGCAGATACCGAGCATCATATATCTGCTCGAACGGTATGGCCGTTATCGCGCCAACGCACAGTTGATGCCGATGGGCGCCGGCCAGACGACACAGCCCAAGATCGACGGCCTGATGACGATGTATGTGCCCGGCGAGGGCGGTGAGATTACCAAGGGCGATCCGACGATAAAGCTTGTCTCGTTAACCCCCAAGACGCTGTGCGGCCTGACGGCCTACAGCCTGGAGCTGGAAGACGATTCGCTGGTTATGTTGGGCGAGATGTTAGGCGGTCTGTTTGCACGATCCATCGCGTATTACGAGGATCTGTGCGGGTTCCTGGGCGACGGCACGAGCACGTATTTCGGGTTCTCCGGGATAGCCGGCGCTTTGCGGGCGGTCGATGCGACGATCGGCAATATCAAGAGCCTGGTGGTAGGCGCCGGCAACGCTTACAGCGAATTGACTCTGGCCAACTTTGAATCGGTCGCCGGTACGCTGCCGAACTTTGCCGACAGCGACGATACCGCCGGTGGAGTCGATAGCGCCAAGTGGTACGTGCACCGCTACTTCTACTGGACCGTGATGGTCAAGCTCGCTCTGGCGGCCGGATCCGGTACGGCCCAGGAGGTCCTGTTGGGAACGGCTGTCAGGCAGAAGTCATATCTGAGCTATCCCGTCGAATTTACGCAGGTGATGCCAAAGGCTGAGGGCAACAGCCAGATCTGCGCTTTGTTGGGGAACCTGCGTCAGGGCGCCTACCTCGGTACGCGAGGCGGCATCGAGGTCGCCCAGTCCGAGCACCGGTACTTCGACCAGGGCCTGATGGCCGTGCGGGTGCGATCCCGAATGGCGATCAATGTGCATGGAGTCGGCGATACGACTAACGCCGGTCCGATCTGCGGCCTGATTACGGCTGGAAGTTAATCGAGGATGATTGTGGCGGGCGGGCGTAAAGCCTGCCCGCCTTCCAAAGAGCAGGGACGAGAATGCTCGTTTGAAAACTGTTTACTAATTTCAGAAAGTGAGGTTGATCATGAATTTAAGAACCATATTAAAGAGCTTAAAGATGGGCATCCTAGTGCCTCCACAACTCAAGGACGCCGGCGCGTTCACCGGCAACACGTACTTCGACTGCCAGGGACTGTCGGGCGTATTGGTCCTGATGATCGTGGGTACAACCGACATCGCTGCCGGCTCGGATGACGACTCGACGCCGCCGAAGCTGGAAGAATGCGATACGACCGGCGGCACCTATACGGCCGTAACCGACGCCGCACTGTCGGCGGTTATCGGGGCCGGCGACGATGATAAGCTATTCGCCATCTTCGTTGACCGCACCAAGACGCGTAAACGCTACCTGCAGATCGATGACCCGACGGCAGGCGACGGTACGAACGGAGTGAATTTTGCCGCTATCGCACTCGGCTTCCCGCCCGAGCAGATGCCGACGTCAGCGGCCGAGATGGGCCTGGAAGAATTCATCGAGGCGTGATCGCAGTATTAATGTTATCCCCCCGCCCGTGTGGCGGGGGGATTTTATCAACCGTTTATACGGTGTTTGAATGTGAGGTAAACGATGTATATTAAGGTGTTAAAAACCTGGTGCGGTATCGAAGGCATGTTCATCGGCGACCAGATTCGCGATGTCGATGAG